AATTCTAACGACCGTCAATTGCGAATCCTTTGAAAGGCCGGTTGTATTGGCCTTGATCAGTCCATTTGTCGTTTGGATATCGCTGACTGAAATTTTTATATTTGCCGCCGGTGAGGTAATGAAACCTGATAAAAAAATCTGACCTCTGAAGTTTGCGCCGCCGGTTGTGGTGCTACCGCTTGCTATAATCGTTGTGCCATCCCATAGTTTTGCGTTGAAACTGGCCGCGCTAGACGTGTCAACACAAACGACCTGTCCTATTGCTAGCCATGTCCCCGTGGTTCCCTGCGCACAACTCGGCCCGTCGAAATAGTTGGCGGTATTGTTCAGAGTCACGTCGGCGCCCAGAGAGGCCGTGATCTTGGAAAGCCCGACAATCAGCCCACCGGAATAAGTAAGCCCATAACCCGGTGTCTTGAGCGCAGAAATGTCCGAAGTGTTGGTCGCGATGTTCGCCGTGTTGGTGGCAATGTTCGCGGTATTTGTCGCAATGTTGGCCGTGTTTGTGGCGATGTTGGCCGTGTTGGTCGCAATGTCGGCCGTATTGGTCTTAATCGAACTGGCCTGCTGTTGCAGCGCCATGTTCTGCTTTTTCGGATCGGTCTCGAGCGTGCCCGGAGCGTAGACCATCAGGTCAGGCCCTCAACCTTCACATCGGGTTCAACGCCAGCCGCAAAGGTCCAGACGGTCGAGGCAGGAACGCGGATCTTGAACCGGGAATACCGGGTCGATCGCCGCATGTCGCAGCGCCCCGTCCGCGAGTTGCGCGCAATCTCCGTGGTTGACGTCGTCGTGTCCTGCTGCGTCTCGCGATAGGAGCACGTTCCGTAGAAGGTCGGAGCGTCGGTGATCGGCCGAAAACCGTTCACGAAGATGCGCCGGCCGTCCGTGCCCTGCTCTGCCGTCTCCAGCGTCGCTTCCAGGTTTGATCCAGAGAAGAAGCCCATCTTGTGAGCGCTGGAGAACTGAGCGATCAGAGGCTGCGTTGCCACTGCGAAGCTGTCCAGCGAAGCTGCCAGCGCGTCGATCGACGCCGATAGAGCGTCGAGACCTTCAAGCGTAATGCCGGGCTGCGACAGGCCTAGCAGGTATTCCCCTGCCATATTGATCCGAAACCAGCGGTCGAGAACGTAGTCGTACCCGATGATCTTATCGTAAGCGCCCGTCGTTCCAGAGGTCGATTTATAGGCCCAGAACACCCGAGTTGCCCGCGGATCGGATGCGCCGATGAACATCCGCAGTTCGGTCTTGTCGAGGTCGGTAAAGAACGTGCGGTCAACCTTCTCGCGCCCGATAGGCTCGGGAAGACCACCAGGCGCAATCTTGAAGAAGCCCTGCGCGGAGTGGAAGAATGTATAGATGCCAGCCCGAACGATGCTGTAGGGCGCGAACAGGCCCTGATCCTGCGCAATGCGCTCGATCTGGAAGATCAGATCCGACCCGGGAATATAAGACATCCGCCGAATGGCTTGGTCCTGAAACACCGTGCCGAACTCGCCGCCGGCCACACCGCGGACAATGCCGCCGTCCGGGAAGTCCTGAAAATCCGACTGATCAACACCAGCCGTCCAGCCCGTCGTATCATTCAGCGCCGACCACTGGATGCGGAACGGGTTGGAGAGAAGCCCGGAGAGCACCAGAAATCGCCCGACAACCGAGATATAGGACGCCTGGGGTGGAGAGCCTGCATTATCGGCAAAGGCCGCCGACGTGCCCAACGTATAGGTTTGCAGAACCGTATTCTTCTGCGTCGCCTTAACCAGATTGCCGAACTGCACGAATTGCCACTGTGCATCGTCAGACAGCGTAGAATAAAGATGCGTAACCGAATGCGTGCCGGTCCCGGTCGTTGCCGTGTTGATCGCAGCGCCGCCCGGCGTGGCAGAGATCGTGTAGGTGTTCGCGCTCAGGACCGTCTTGACGTAGTAGACTGTACCGGCCGTGATCGCGGCAGGAAGTGCGCCGCCGCTGTTCGAGAAGACCTTCGGCTCATTGACAGCCGAGTCGTGCCCGGTCTCAGTGATGACACCAGGGCTTGCCGCCGAGATCGTGCAAGTCGTCGTCTTCGAGACCGGAATCCACGAATAGTCGGTATTGTTCGCAAGGTAGAGCCGCTTGGATGTGCCTGCGAAGACCGCAACCGAACCGTCTGACTTCAGCGCGTAGAATGCCCCTCGGCACGTATCAGGAAGCGCCTGCGAGAGAATGGCGAAGTCCGGGAACGGACCATACCCGTCCGCCCGCGGCAGAACGTTATTGATGTCGTGCGCCTTCGTCTGGCTCTCATAATCAGACGCGTCCGGCTGCCAGGCCCCGTAAGGCAGGAGCGGCATTTAGGGGGTAACTCCAGGCAGCCAGACCGTGCTAGGCCCGGAATTGGCGCTCTCGCGCTCGCCGAGGGCGTTGAGCTGTTCAATTACCGTCTGCACGGCAAGACCCCAGACCGCAATCCGCTCGTCGTTCTGCATGTACGGCGCCGCCTCGAGCAGCGATCCGTAAAGGTACAGATCAGGCGCCAAGGTCAGAAGCCAATTGGTCGAATTGCTCGCAAGCGCGGGAATGTTGGCGCGGTAGACAATCTGAACAGTAAAATTTTGGTTCGGCGTCGGCGCCAACTCGATCTGATCGGCCGTTACGGAGAAATAGGCCGGCTGTGCGCTGACATTGTCGATGCTGTACCGATAATCATCCATCTGGGTTTGCGTCATGAAACCCAGGCGCGGCTTGCCAACCACGCCGCTGAGCCGTACACTCCGCATCGTTTGAAAGTTGCTCGGAAGGCTCAGGAATTCCGGGCTGCTAGCGCCAGTATCAACCGTGAGCGTGGTTCTGGTCTCCATCTTTGGGTGAAGCAGAACGCGATTGAACTTTGCTTCCGCAAGCGTCACGAAGTCGGGAATGCGTGACGTCAGGTCATCGCGTGCAAGCCATCCGGCAATCGCGCTCTGGAGATCAGTATAGTTGGCAATTGCCATTTAAAGCTGACCCCGAAAGGTGCGATAAGGACGGTTCTGCTCACTATTGAGCCAATGCTTCACGAAATCCGTGTCGCCTTCTTTCAGGCGCTTAGCGAAATCGCGATAGAAGATATTTAGCGGGATGCTCGCCACCCTCGTCCCAAGAGCGTCGTCACGAAAGCGCTTGCCGTAAGAGTCGTTCAGGCTCTCGCGATTGGCCGCTAAAAGCTGTTCCTCGACAAGGTTCTCGGTCTTGCGAAAGCCGAGTCCCTTGGACTTGTCGATCCAATAGACGTAGTGGCGCCTCAGCCCGTCTTCAGAGAACTTTTCGAACTCCCAGGCTTCGTCGGGGATTCGTGACGGATCAGGCAGCGATGACATCGGCCCGTTCGGCGATCTTCTTGGAAACGAGGTGCTTGGCCTCGTCGATCGGGAGCTTGATATGCGTGCCGGCCCATATCTTGCCTGCATACCCAACGCCAGGCGATGCGTGCGGCTTCATCTCGCCCTCGATGAACTCTTCCTTTTCAATGGTAACCCACTGGCCGGCGTTGTTCTTGCGCTTCACTTCTTCTTTGAGATAGCCAACAATTTCGTAGGCGCCGAGCGGCACATAGTTCTTGTTCAACAGAACAGGAAACAGTTTCTGCGAGGCGGTGGGTTCGGAAGCCATATCTGGGATTTCCTTGGGTTTGCGCTCATAGACGCCTTTGGGCATCTCTCACTCCGAAAAGAAAAGGCGGCCCGAAGGCCGCCTCTGTGATCGTTACGAAACGGCTGCGCTGAACGGCGTCGCTTCCGTGCCCGTCGCCGAGGTCATGCCATGAACGCGCCAGAAACCGGAGATGGCATCTTCGAGTTCGATGTAATCGCCCTTGATGCCGCCGGTAGTGGTGCCGTTCAGAGAAATCGTGTCCGAGGTGGACGCTGTTTCCCAGCCAACAACGGTATCGCCCGAGTCCTGACAGGTCATGATCATGCCTTCCATGACGTCAGTCGCATTCGCGACCTGAATCTTGGCGCTGTTCGACGTGACGGTCGTGTGGACAAGGAAGCGATAACGATCACCCGTGCCAGAAGCAGCAGGCAGCGTCACCGTGGCGCCGGCCGCAACAGCGAACCGGAGCAACGGGCCATTGGCGTGAACGTCACGATCGAGCGTGATATCAGCGGTGATGCTGAGGGGTGCAAAAGGATAACCCATTTCAATAGCTCCTTAGGTCGAGGAAGTCAGGCCGTAGAGGTCGGCGGCGACACCGTGAGCGGCCTCGTTGTTCACGAGGAGCGTGTACTCGGTCACGAGCACGCGTTTCTCCGCGTCACCAGTCTTGGCCGGCTTCACGAGCTGGATGTCATCGAACACGCCGAGCGACACCATGCGCGGGTCAACCAGGAAGGCATTACGCGCCACGCCAGCACCCGCACGCGCCATCTGGCGGTTGGGAACAACCGAGACCGGGCCGAAGTCCGACAGATACATGTCGGCCGCAGCAACGATCGTGGTCTGCCCCCTGCTCGGGGTCTCATAACGCTGCGGCGCAACGTTCGAGTCCGACATGAAGGTCGAGAACACGGTCTTGGCGTAGGGCGAGAGCATCAGCGTCTTGGGGACGCCGCCCGCGTTGTAGGTGGACAGGATCACCGAATCCAAGATCGCTTTGGTGAAGGCGCGCTGGGTGCCGTTGGTGGCCGCGTCAACAACGCTGGTCGAGCTGTTGAAGCCGCCGGAGGCGCCGCCGGAGCCCATCGCGTCGTTGCTGGCGAGCCATGCGCGGAATCCGCCGAGCTTGCGATTGCTGGCGCCGTTGCCAGTGCCGGCGGTCGAAGCCTGATTGGACAGGACGATCGCTTCCATGTCGATGCGCAGCTCGACCCCCTTCTTGGCGACCTGGAAGGCCAGTTCGGACTTGCGGCCGGCCTTGGAGGTCTTGTCCTGGGTGCGCGAGATGATGATCTTCTTGTCGGAGATCTGGGTGTAGTTGCCGACGCGAGTGGTCGGGCTCACCGCATCGTAGTTCCAGTCGTTGCCTTCCGGCTGGTTATTGGCGGTATCGACCGCGGCGAGCGAATCGGTCTGCCACTCGGGGTGGGTGGAAACAACCGGCTTGCGGCCGACCAGCGAGAGGAAAGGCGTCTCTTCCGGCGTGATCTGATAGATGCGATCAGCCAGCTCTTCGCGGTTGCCTACCGCGTCGTAGGTCTCGAAAGTGTTGGTAACTTGTGCCATTTGGCTCTCCGTTAAAGATCAAGGTCCATGAGCGAGCTCACGCCAGCTTCAAAGCTGCCGGTTTTGCTCAGTTGCCCCTTCCTGACCTGCGCTTCGCGGGAGGATTTCGCCTTCGGGTCCATGCGCTTCTTGCCCGTCAAAACAGGCTTCGACTGCACGTCTTTCTTGATGGCCGGAAGGTTCTTGCGCGCTCTCCGGTATGCCGCGAGATCGCGGTAAACCTTGTAGAGCCTGTGATCGATCGCGCCATCCAGCTCCTCCGCAGAGAAGCCGTACTCGCTCATCGTATCGACCGCCTCATTCCAGAACTTCCCGTATACCTCCGGCTTTTTCAGCTCGGGCATGGCATCGAGAAGCATCTTGGCTTCGCGGTCGCGCAATTCCTTCTGCGCACGCTGCTGCTCTTGCGTGAGCCGGGCCTGGTCAGCCTGTGCGGCTTGCTGCAATTGCGTGAGCGCTCCGACCTTCTTGTCGTAGTCGTGCTTTGCCGCCATGTACCGGAGCGGGTCATAGCTGGTCGAAGTCTGATCCAGCAACGATTCGTCCGGCGGCTGCGGCAAGAACTGCTGCGACGCCTGAAGGATAAAATCCCGCTGCGCCTGTAAGGTGCGAGCGTATTGTTCAACTTCGGCCTTTTGGGAGGCCAAGGTCTCTCGTTCCTTGGCGACTTCCTGGGTGCCTCGGGTGAACGAAGCTTGTGCAAGAAACCCGCGCTTAAGCTCCTGAACGGAGATCACGGTGCCGTCTTTCAGGCGCACATTCGCGGTATCGGCCGCAAACTTGCCTGACTCGTAACCGGGTCCGTCTTCGCTCTCTTCGGTGGCTTCTTCTTCGGACGCTCCCTCTGCGCCTTCAGCTTCCGGCTCTTCGCCCTCGGCTTCAGCTTCGTCGGTATTGTCCTCTTGGGCCTGATCTTCCTCCTGGAGGTCCGTTTCCGGGTCCGTCAGAACATCGGCGAGTGCATCAACGCCGTCATCAAAAGACAACGGCTCGTCGTTACCAGCGGCCGGAGCCGGGTTGGTATCAGACATTCAATTTTCCTTTGGGTTTTCCGGGGTTCCTATGCGAAGGAGCCGGCGTCTTCCTGCACGTCTACCGCCAGGATGTAGCGGTCCAGAGTGGTGCGGATTTCGTCAACGACAGCGACGCGCTGTTGCCAGCGAACGATCACTGCGTAATTGTCAGCATCAGCCG